TGTTAGAGGTGGACAGACAACTGTTATCTTTAATGCAATCAATGTAATACCTGAAAAGTCAGATATCTATGTTTCTGGAAAGGCAAGTTCTACCTCTTCAGCTTCTGCATCGTTTGATTTATTACTAGTACAGGATGGCTATTAATGTCAACAAAAAATAGAACAGTAGCTTTAGAATTAGGAACATCTAATACTGATATCTATACAGTTCCTAATAACTATGAAACACAAGTTAAAAGTATTTTTATTAGCAACTTAACAGGTAATCAAGTAACTTTTAGTTTAGATTGGTATGATAGTTCAACAACAACTTATTATACTATTACGGAAGCAACTAAGCTATTACCAAATGCTATAATACAAATTACAGAATCTTTATGGTTAGAAGAAGCAGATAAGATAAGAGGTTTAGCTAGTGCTACCAGTTCTGTTAGTATTAGTATCAATGTAGAAGAAGATTATATACCGAGGCAAATCTAATGGCTTTAGCTAAATTACAAAAAATTTTACAAACAGGAGGGACATATAGATAATGCCTTTTAAAAAATATTCACCAAAACAAAAAAAACTAGCAAGAGTTGCATCACCAAGAGATAAAATAACTGGTGCGGACTTTAAAGTATTAAAAAGAAAACCAAAAAATGGCACTAGCAAAAAGTCAAAGAAGTCTTAAAGCTTGGGGTAAACAAAAGTGGCGAACGAAGTCTGGAAAGAAGTCAAGCGATACTGGAGAAAGATATCTACCCGAAAAAGCAATCAAGTCACTGACATCTGCAGAGTATGCGGCAACGACAAAAGCAAAGCGAAAAGGAACAAAAAAGGGCAAACAATTTGTGAAGCAACCGAAAAAGATTGCAAAGAAAGTAAAACAATATAGGAGTTTTTCATAATGGGTAAAGGCGTAAAACATTATACAAAAGATGGAAAAGAATTTAAAGGGGCATATCATAAAATGCCTAACGGTAAATTACACAGTGGTAAAACACATAGTAAAACAAGTAAGCCTTTATTTCATTTTAAAGAGTTAAGCAAATCAGCACAAAAAAAAGCAAAATGAAAAAGAAAGATTCTAGATTAGAGCGTGCCGGGGTAAGCGGTTATAACAAACCAAAACGTTTAAATGATGGAAGTGGTAAATCACATATTGTTGTTGCTAAAGAAGGTGACAAAATTAAAACCATTAGATTTGGACAAGCAGGGGTAAAAACTAATCAAACAGCAGGTCAACGAAAAGCTTTTAAATCTAGACATGCAAAAAATATTGCTAAGGGAAAAATGTCTGCAGCTTGGTGGGCAGATAAAGTAAAGTGGAGCCCAAGCAAAACTAAATCGCCATCTAAAAAATGGGTGAAAGGGTCTTAATGCCATTATACGAATATGAAAATAAAAAGACTGGTAAAAAATGGACAGAACATTTACCAATACACAAAAGAAACTTTCCTTGTCGTAATCCTTTTGTTAGACGAGTTATATCAGCTCCTAACTTATCTATTATATCAGATGTGGGTGGAAAAGAAGATAAGGCAAGAGAACAAATAATGCAATCAGTAGAAAAAAGTTATGAAGAACGTGAAAAAGACAAAACAATTAAAACGCCAAACTGGTCAAAAGAAAGAAGAGAAAAAAGCAAACAAAAACGACGTTGGTTTTAAATTAATAGACCCATATGGTTTAGGCCAATCCTTTATGGAATTGTCTGATTTTATGTTTGGAAAAGGATGGAATGTTACCGACAAAAAAAATAGATAGAGAATTAACAGAACAGCAACAAACTTTTTTAACAGCATTATTTGGAGAAGCAAAAGGTGACCCAAGAAAAGCAGGAGAGATTGCAGGATATGCATCAACGTATTATCCAAAAGCTGTTAAAGCATTAAAAGAAGAAATACTAGAGAGAGCAGAATATTCTTTAGCATTGCATTCTGCAAAAGCTGTAAAAGGTTTAGTAGATGCACTAGATGAAGACGGTAAAACACCGGGTGTTAATATTCGTATGGATGCAGCAAAACAAATTCTTGATAGAGTTGGTTTAGTAAAGAGAGATAAAATAGATATCAATGCCCAAGTTGCTCATGGTATTTTTATATTACCACCGAAGGATGAGATTAAAACGTAGTAAAGGAAGTACAATTCCATTTGGATTTAAACTAGCAGATGATGATAATAAATACATCGAGCCAGTACAATCTGAATTGGATGCATTAGAAGAAGCAAAAGAATATTTAAATAATTGTTCTTATCGTGAAGTGGCTAGATGGCTAACACAAAAAACAAATAGACCAATAACACACGTAGGATTACGAAAGATAGTAAATAACAGATGGACAACATCCCACCACCTAAACCAAAACAAAATCTTGGAAGAAAAAGAGGAGAGCCACAAGGCAAACGAATCCTTAGTACAGAGTCAAAAGCAAGATACGCTGCAAAGCGAAGGATAAAAAGACAAGAAGAAAGAATAAAAAAAGCAACGGCAGTTGTTAATCACGCAAAAAGAAAAAAAGACGATATTCTTAAAACAAACGATGCGTTGTTAGGTAAAAATTCTTCTGTAATAACAGAGGATACTATAGAGTCATTACCCCCAAATGTGCAAGAGCATGTAGAGGAAAATGTTATTTTTAGACCTAATGAAGGGCCACAAATGCAATTCTTAGCGTCAGCAGAAAGAGAAGTATTTTATGGTGGAGCAAGAGGTGGAGGTAAATCTTATGCCATGCTTATTGACCCTCTTCGTTATTGTGATAAACAAAATCATAGAGCTTTATTAATTAGACGTTCTATGCCAGAGTTAAGAGATATGATTAATCATTCTCAACGATTATATTCACAAGCATTTACTGGTGCTAGATGGAGAGAACAAGAAAAAGAATGGAGATTTCCATCCGGTGCTAGAATTGAATTTGGTTACGCAGAAAATTTAACTGACGTTCTTCGTTACCAAGGTCAATCATATACATGGATAGGTATTGATGAATTACCACAATATCCTACTCCAGAAATATATAATTTTTTACGTTCATCACTTCGTAGTGTTGACCCAGATATACCTGTTTTTATGCGAGCAACAGGTAACCCGGGAAACGTAGGTTCACAATGGGTTAAAGAAATGTTTGTTGACCCTGCCGAACCTAATACGGCGTTTGATGTAAAGATAGATACAATTGCAGGACAAAAGTCTATAACAAGACGTTTTATTCCGGCTAAGTTACAAGATAATCCTTATCTTATGCAAACAGATGATTATCTTATTATGCTCTCTTCTTTACCAGAAGTACAAAGAAAACAATTTTTAGAAGGAGATTGGAGTGCATTTGAAAATTCAGCTTTTCCGGAGTTTAGCATTACTACTCACGTTGTTCAGCCTTTTGATATTCCCAACAACTGGCTCAAGTTCAGAACATGTGACTGGGGCTATTCATCTGCGGCTTGCGTTCTTTGGATTGCAGTTGACTTCGATAACAATTTCTGGGTATACCGAGAGCATTATACCCAACGAGTTACGGCAGATACCTTTGCCCGACAAGTCTTGGAAAAAGAGCGTGACGAATATATTCGATACGGAATCTTGGACTCTTCTACTTGGGCAAAACGAGGGGATGCCGGCCCTAGTATTGCAGAGACAATGATTAGAGAAGGCTGTCGATGGAGACCTTCAGATAGGTCGCCCCGAAGTCGAGTAGCAGGAAAGTTAGAATTACATAAACAACTTTCTATTAATGAACACACGGGACAACCCAGTTTAAAAGTGTTTTCTAATTGTAAAAATTTAATTAGAACATTACCAATGCTGCCTGTAGATAAAAGCAATCCCGAGGATGTTGATACACATGCAGAAGACCATGCTTATGATGCCTTGCGTTATGGTGTAATGAGTAGAGCAGTACATCCAAAAAGTTATGACGCAAATAGGTACACAGATAAAGAAAAATTTAAACCTGCTGATAGAGTATTCGGATATTAAATGAAAATACCTAATAGTATAAAGATTGGATATAGAGATTATAAACTAGAGCAGTGGAAACAAACTGTTGCTACAGCAAACGAAGCTCAAGGTCAATTTTTTTCTAAAGAAGGTATCATCGGATATACGGAAGAAGAACAAGGAGTTTCTCACGCTAATACATTAATGCATGAGATATTACACGCAATAGTATATCAATGGAATATTGATATTGGCGATAAAGAAGAAACAATAGTCAATGGATTAGCCAATGGCTTAACAACTGTTTTTGTAGATAATCCTAAATTAGTGGATTACTTAAAGGCAAAAATCAAGGAGGGCAAATAATGCCACAACCAGTATTAACAAAATATAAACAAGGTGACCTTGGTGCGGACTATCCAAAGCAAAAGCCAAGTGGAGTAAAAACATTAAATTTATCTTCACATAACGGGGGAGAAGCTGACCCGGATGTAAGTACTAAAGATTATCCAAAACAAAATAAACAATATATTGAGCCAAGCTTTTTTGCAATGGCTGATAAAAAAGATTACTAGGAGAAACGACAATGGAAATGCAAATTAAAATGAAAAAATATTCGCATGGAGAACTTTCTGATGTTGCTGATGGTGCTCCTGCAAAAGAAAAACCAAGTGCTAATATTTTAAAAAAATATTCACATGGCGAATTATCAAGTGCACCAGAAACTTATGGAGCAAAAGAAAAACCAAGTAACGATATTTTGAAAAAATACTCACAAGGTGAATTTTCTAAAGTAGCAGACGGAAAATAATTAATGGCTAAAGAAACGCAAGCTGAAATTTTAGCATTGCAAGATAAAGATACAAAAGAAGAACAGGAATATGATGTTTCTGGTCTTTCTGCATTAGTTAAAAGTAAATTTATTGATGCAGAAAATGCAAGAAAATTTGATGAAGAAAGATGGCTAAGAGCTTATCGTAACTATAGAGGTGTTTATGGTAATGATATGGCTTTTACAGAATCTGAAAAATCAAAAGTATTTGTTAAAATAACTAAAACAAAAGTTTTAGCTGCTTATGGTCAGTTAATAGAAGTTTTATTTTCTAGTGGAAAATTTCCAGTAGGAGTAGAACCAACACCTATTCCAGAAGGTATTGCAGAATATGCACATGTATCTAAGTTTAAAAAAGAACAAGATACCCAAGAACAGCCAGAGAGTCCATATGGATTTCCCGGTGATGGTAAAGATTTACCACCCGGTGCAACAATAGATACTATACTTGGTGGATTAAAAGAAAAATATCAAGGTGTTGATTTTGTTGAAGGCGAAGCGACAGACAGTAAAGCAGAACCTCAAATTAGCCCTGCAGAAATAGCAGCGGGTAATATGGAAAAAACTATTCATGACCAATTAGAAGAAGCTAGTGCTGTATCGGTTATTCGTCATGCATTGTTTGAAATGGCATTACTTGGAACTGGTGTTATTAAAGGCCCATTTACTTATGAACAAACAAGTCATAATTGGGTTAAAAATGAAGAAACAGGTTTAAATGAGTATCAACCTAAAATAAAAAATGTACCAAGAGTAGAGGCAGTATCTTGTTGGGATTTTTATCCAGACCCAGATGCAACAAGAGTTGAAGATGCAGAATATGTTATTCAACGACATGTATATACTAAAGCTCAAGTAAGAGATTTAATTAATAGACCGTTTTTTAGAAAAGAAGCTATTAAAGAATCTTTAATGATGGGCCCAAGCTATGAAGCTAGAGGTTATGAAGCATCTTTACAAGATAGAGAATCTACAGATGAGTTTGATAAAAACAGATATGAAATTTTAGAATTTTGGGGAACATTAGATAAAGATTTAGCTGTTGAAGCAGGTTTAGAACTTGATGAAGAATTAGATGAATTAGATGAAGTGCAAGTTAATGCATGGGTATGTAATGGTCAAGTAATACGATTAGTATTAAATCCATTTACTCCAACTAGACTTCCTTATTTAGTTATACCTTATGAAATAAATCCATATCAGTTTTTTGGTATAGGTATTCCAGAAAATATGGATGATGCACAAACAATTATGAATGGTCATGCAAGAATGGCTATTGATAACTTAGCATTAGCAGGTAATCTAGTATTTGACATTGATGAAACAATGTTAGTACCGGGTCAAGATATGAAAGTATTTCCGGGTAAAATATTTAGAAGGCAATCTGGTATGCCGGGTCAAGCAATACATGGTGTTAAGTTTCCTAATACATCAACAGAAAATTTAATGATGTTTGATAGGTTTAGACAACTTGCAGATGAATCAACAGGTATACCTTCATACTCACATGGTACTACTGGTGTTCAATCAACAACAAGAACAGCCGCAGGTATGTCTATGTTAATGGGAGCTGCAGCTCTTAGTATAAAAACAGTTATAAAAAATATTGATGACTTTTTATTACGACCATTGGGTGAAACATTATTTGCATGGAATATGCAATTTAATATTGACGCTCCAGAAATAAAAGGTGATTTACATATTAAAGCAAGAGGTACAACATCGTTGATGCAAAAAGAAGTAAGGTCACAAAGACTTATGACTTTCTTACAAGTCGCATCAAATCAAAACCTTGCTCCGTTTGTTAGATGGCATTCTATATTATCTGAAATTGCAAAGTCACTCGATATAGAACCAGAAAAATTAATTAATGACCCGGAGAAAGCGGCAATCTTTGCAAAAATAATGGGAATGGCAAATGGAAATCAACAAACTGAAGGCAATAATCAACAGTCCTCAATGGCCTCTAGTGGAGGAGCTCCTACAGGAGCGAATCCAGATGACATTACAGGCGTTGGCGGTGGAAACATCGGAACAGGAGGTGTTCCGCAAACAGGGGAGAGTGGCTTCGCTGCAGGAACTGATGAAACTTAGGAGTCAACTTAAAAAATGAGTTATTATAATGGTACAAATATGTCATTACAGTATGACCCATCGGATTTAGAAAACCCATGGAAATTACAAAATGTTGCTCAAAAATTTATTGATTTAAATGTATTTAAAACACAAGATGCATCATTTCCATATACCCCAACAGAAGAAGATACTGAAGATACTGAGACACCTACTCCAACATGTCCACCGGGATATATTTACAATTCTACATTAAAACAATGTGTACCAGACCCTAATTTTCAAACAGATTTTTTAGGAGAACCTATGCAACAACCGGGCGGTCAATCTGGTGAAATAGGAGTATATATACCATCAAATGCTACTAAAGAAAATTGGATTAAAAACGCTGATACAATTATTCCACAAGGACAAGAAGGTGCAGGCAAAACAGGATTTCAAAATTATATAGAAAATTTACAAGATAGAGGTTGGTTAAAAAGTGAGGATGGTAAATTAATATTTAAAACACAAAATTTAGGTAATGTTATTGGTAGTTCTATGTTAGAAAGATTTGGAATGGGAGATTTACCAAAACAAAAAACAAATAAAATTATACAAGATTTACAACAAATGGGTGCTGTAAATGCCCAAATAACTATGGATGAAGAAGGAAATATTAAATTTGCAGATGAATTAGAATTAGCAGATAAACCTTATCAATTTGCAACATATGATTTATCTGGAAAATTTACAACACCTGCAGCAAGTTCTGTTGGCTCTCAAACATTTAATACATGGGAAGATTATATGAATGCTTTATCTGAAGTTAAGACAAGTGTTGCATCTCCTGTTAAGTCAACACTGATTAAAAAAGAGCAAAAAGAAAAAGAGCAAGAAATAATTGAAAATTTAAAAAAAGAACAAGCTCAGCAACAAGCTCAGCAACAAGCTCAAGAACAAGCTCAACAAGACTATCAAAACACAGGAACAACAACATATTCAACATCACAAACTGGAGGATATGTAACAACACCAAATTTACCGGCTGCACCTCCGGGTGAAGCAGGTGGCGGCGGGTTTGTTTCTCCCCCTTCTAATACATCACCAATAGGAGGAACTGGCCAAACATATGCACAATTTAAAGAAAGATAAATAGGAGAAAATTATGGCAACTATAGATAGAAATGGAATGATGGGAAGTCCTATGGGAGCAGAACCTCCTATGGCACAACCAATGATGAATACAGAAGATGCAATATTAAATATGCATTTAACAGATGATGTAAAACAAGCATTACAAGCAAAGGGTATTGATATATCTGCAGTAGCAAGTATGGGCCCTAAAGAGCCTGTTATTGTTTTACCTGTATCGGTAATACAACAAAGATATCCCGCAGATTCACCAGAAGATTCTATGAGACAATTTGTAGAAGATATGACATCTGCACAACAACCAGTTTCTGCTGAGCAACCAATGGCTGTTCCTGCAGAAGCTCCTGCACCAGAGGGTTTAGGAGCACCAATGAACAGGCCACCTATGACTGCTTAGTCGTAGCCCCTGAAAATTTTTTAAAATTCGG